CTGTATTATGTTAATTTTTATGATGTTTATAAAAATTAGCATATGCCAATAGAGCGTTCATACACAAAAACAATCCATCAGGCGCGGATGCACCTTCATTATGACTGATTTGCCATGCTTCACATACCTAAAGGTGATTGCTAATAGTACTAAATAATTAATAAAAAGAGTCTAACCACCGTTGTCTCTCGTGGCTACGACTAAAGATTACTGGTCTTAAGTCTAGACTCATTAGTTCTTCATTTATCCTATTGTATAGCTTCCCTGCAATATCGAAGTCCAGGTGCACAGCTTCTCGGAGTGAACAATCACAATTCACCAAGCATGCTGCCACCAGATCGTCGCACTTTCTGATCCAGTTAATCATTTCGAACGTCGTTTGATAATCAAGCGGTGCTCTTATGTAACTCGGGTTTTCTTCATCTCTCAGAAAGCGTCTTTTCAAAAACGTAACATCCGTTAGAGGCATCAAAGCGTACGGATTGCCTCCTTTATCCGCTGGCGTGCAGATTAATCCAAAAGATTTCATACATTGACTGAAATTCAAATAATTAAACCAGTCTTGTATACTAAGATGCGGTGCTATCACTGCGTCATCTCCATAAACAATATCCTTGACTAACTCAAAATAATGAGTTTCGACAATAGGATCATGCTCACGAGATAGATAAATGAAGCCCACAACTAAGTAATACTTGTTGACATCTCCATTCATAACTACAGTGATAAAAACTCCTGATGGTTCGCCCTGATGTTTTCTATGTATAACATTTCCAACAATTTGGGTAGTGTGAATAATATCTATACAGATAATATCCCTCGCACGATTACATTGTGCCGCATCAAAGGAGAAAATCTCGCCATAAAAGTCAAATTCCATTCCATTTCCATATACGTCATACCAGTGATTTATATTATTCTTCACTCGCCACATACACTCCGGATCCAACGTACCATCAAATTTGCTCCAATCTATTCCGAATACCATACCGCCATGACTATTCAATTTATTAAATAATGCGGTCCATTCGGGAGAAAGTGGGTCAATTCCAACGGCATGATGCATTTTGATTCTAGCATTGTAAACAGCAGCTATATAGTCCATAAAAAATATGCGACCTATATACGTTATGTCCACTGGTGCCATTGTAAAAATGCGCGTCGATCCCTGTCGAATCTTCTCTAAGCTTCTTCTCTCATCTTTCAAGCAATGAGTCCACACACTGGGATAGTAAGTCCCAGCCTGCAAATCCCTCAGTCGCATTTTAATAGAAGAAATAACCATCGGGTCAGTAAGTTTGAATTTATCATCTTCCAGAGTCCAAATCCATCTCTTACCTGGTTTAGCATCCTTGGGCTTCATTTTCACAAATGGCCACCCAGTACTACTATCTGGATTAATTCTATCATAATATTCAATTGGTAATCCATTGGTTATCTCATCAATATCAAAATGTCCCAGAGTTCGAAGAGGCTGAGCTTTCAACACTTCTGCGTTCATCATATCTTCCACTACATCAAGTACCTTGTTGTCAAATGGTACTGTCGGCACTACATATTTCTTTAACGCTTTCCTCATCGGGCTCTCTCCTGATTCATTTCGCATATCTCTTGCTTTCATCACACTAGGTTCTGTCGTATGGTCAAAAATGCGGTCATATAATACACTTTTCATTATATCCGTTCTATCCATGATCTTACACTGCATCGAGGCTTGGACAGTACCTAAAACTTCATATCCCTCGGGCAGTAGAAAATTTTGCTTCCCAGATTCATCAATCTCTATCCTCTCGTTGATCTCTACTACATCAACCAGCTTTCCTGGAAGCAATTCGTGCAACATTTCTCTCGTTATCAATATTGCCCATCCCAAATTCTCATTTGTAACTCCGGCTACATGTATCCCAAGTAACTTACCAGTCAATCTTGTTGAAAAACCAATAAGCACTGATCCACAATCGCCAAAGCTAGTCTGGGCATTATGTTGCCACCCTTCACGTCTACATGTCGTCGTTCCTTTACGCAAACGTTGTTCTCGCGGAGCATCGGGCCAGCCATATCTAATGTCATAATCCATTTCTGAAATATTGACATTATTTATCACTGGCTCGGCCTCCACATCACCAAGACTTACTAACTGTCCAACACCCTTAGTGTAATACCTTAAATCATTCTCAGATATAAAGTGATTACGAATGTCTTTATGATAGTTAAATCTTGGCCCACAATCATACACACAATAGTCATTACTACCTTCTCTCACTCTTCGCAAATCGATCGGCACATTCACACTATGTCCATAACATCGTATTCTCAGATAGTCTCGTCCTATCCAAGATCGGATAAAATGTTTCGGTATAAGAATCCATGTTCCTCCAATAGCTAGTCCATTCATAACACACGTTGGTTGATCTCCTTTCATTACTTCAATTCGATACAATCCTGTTTTTACTCGTCTATCACTTATACACTTAGCATTGGGATCACAGTTTCCTTGCATCTCTACAATTCGTCCATCTCGTTTTCTCTTTTCTATAGCGTTTAAAAACGTTTCACGCTCCTGACCAGTCAATGCATTACTAAAGCTATCTATCATCGACTGTGTTGCATAGATCTGTCCATTTTCTGTACAGGTTTTATTCTGTATAAAAGCATCTAACATCTTAGCATTCGCTGGTGCTAAGTTGGGTGCTACCTCTAAAGATAGTCCTTCAACTCGAACTCCAACATGCCTTGCATTCACAGCTGTTCTCGGTGTTCTATTCTGGTCAGCATACGCACCCTCAGCAATCACAGTATGTGTCTGAGCATTGTTAACTATTTTATTCCACTTTTTCCTTTCAGTCCAAGTATCAAATTTAGGTAATTTTGCTCCCACATCTAATCTTCCTTCTCGGTACTTCGACACGCCTAGGGCATCACTAACTTTCTTCGAAATATTTGGCAATATCTTATCGAAGGCATAGATCCCTCCGGCTAAAGCCGCACTTGCGCATCCAAAATACATAATCCACTTAATAACATAATGCTTATTGAGAAAAGTCTTAATGTGCTTACGCACAGTATTGACTTTTCCCAGAAAATTTTCTACTAAGGTCTTCACGTACTTCGCTGTTCTCTCATACACTGCTTTCACTTTAACACATGGTGTCTCCATATACTCATCTTTCTCTCTATCTGTTAGATTACAAAATTCAATAACTAATGGCTCAAACAAAATTGGGTATTCATCATCTATTACCCACTTATCATCCTCTCTTTTAATCAAGTTATGGATTGGCTTAAAATGCTCAATCGCAGTCTCCATCATCAATCCACTACTTCCTCGATTATACGTCGGGGTCTTAAACATCTTCATCAAAGCATGTTGTTCCACATCTCGGGGTTCTAGTCCAGGGAACGAAACATAATGCTTATCTGAAAGTTTTCCTCCATGCTCAAAGAACCATGTCAATCTACTTGATGGTGTGTCAAATTGCGTAAGGAAATCTACTAATCTCGGCATCAAATTCGGGTTAATACTCGAATCAAAATCAATATCAATTGGACTTCCTTTATCCTTCACATGCACTTTCATATACGGCAGTAATGGGGCATAACTCTTTCCCATATACTCACCTCGTAATACCTTCATTCTTTCACTAAAAATCGATCGAGGCATATCATAAGATCTAAATCGCTTAAATTGGTCGTATATCTGCTCATCCACAGCTTTAACTTTTCCATAGTTCAAAGCTGCCGACATTTCTCCATCTCGGGGTCTCTCTGTCAAACATGCTGCTGTTGTAAAATCATAATGTTCTATGACATCTCTCCATGCTTCATTCTGTCCTTTTACTGGCTCACTCTTGTCCTTCACAGTTTTTACATTGTGAAGCCCACAGAGTTTCTCAAATAATGGACTCATATTCTCATTCACATCATCTGGAATTTCAGGGAGAATCCTCACTCTACCTAACAATCCAGCACTAACTATCGCTTCAACTCGTTTCTCTCGGTCTGGATAACACTGCAAAAACTTATTATAGAACATCCTCAAGTTACTTGTACTTGTCACGGGATATTCTAAAATGTCTATTGTTCTCTCGGTCGCTCGTCTCTGAATATAAACATAGGGTATCAACTCTTTCAATTCATCTATTGTCATCACTTTCTTTCCATGAGCTTCTACCTGTCTATAATATCCAAGTCCTACTCGCTCTCCTTCTGGGGCACACTTTCCATCGTCACACGCATATTTTTCTTTCAATTTCTCATAATGCGCTAGAATTTCCAACTGGGTCTTTTTATGATCTTTCCACTTATTCATTGTTAGATCACACAATTCTTTCCAACTAACCTTGTTATCAGCAGTTGGTTTACATTGTGGATCACGCGGATGCAAATTATAAAAATTTACATGCGTATAATCTTCAAGATCCATCGGTAATTCCTTTCCTTTACTATCAAGTGCTTTCTCTACATGCACCAAAAGATTTCGTCTTCTCCACAACGCATCCAAACATTTAGCCTGGGGAGGTTGTGGATAAGAGATATTTGTTGTCATCAAAACAAGAAAAGAGGCGAAAAATCGTCCCTTATCTTCTAACTGCGCAAAATTTGGTCGTAATTGCGGGTTTGATTTCACAGCAAATATCTCTTTCAATTCCATCTCTGCTGCATTTCCTTCTACTTGTAATACGTCATCATATAATACCCAAAACTGTCTATAATATCCACTCCAATACTCATCTAAAGCATTTCTCTGATAATCTCTCATCTCTATGGGGATATTCTCAAGTTGGGCTATCATATGTCCTAATTCCTGTATAATCGTCGATTTTCCACATCCTGCTGGTCCTGTAAAACAGATACCAAGGGGATCGAATCTCATTGATCCATGTCCTTTCGCTTTCAAAGCTCTATCATTCAAATCTACACTAATTTTATAACAGAACTTTATCATATTCGCTAATTCTCGTTTCTGGGGGTCTTTATCACATCCAAAGAGTTTCAAAAATTTATGTCCTTTCGAAAATAAACTAAATATCTCTTTCTGCAACTCCTCATCACTCAATATCATCATCTTAGAAGAATCATTATTGAGCTCTGCTAGGCGAGAAGCCCATTCAACTACTGCATCCTTATTCTCTTTCAAATCTTGGGCATACAGAGCCAATGGGTGTTTCTCGCCTACGCACCACAACATTGCTTTCTCGGTGATCTGCCAAATGAAAGTACACAATTTTGGAAAGTTATCCAAAGCTCGAGTGAGCTTGAATATACCATCACACGATTGCATACATTGCATTATAGATCCACCACGTGGTGCTGTTCCCATTCCATAGGCAATTGCACTAGCAATAGCTATACCCAATGCCTTGTTACCGTCAATTAACATGGTCTCAAGTCCGTGTTGGTCCACGACTCGCGTCTCTTCGCTGCTTTCATTAGAGACTTGGGTATCCTTCTTCTTCATTGCTTTGTCATACAATTCCTTTGCTTTCTCACTGGTCATATTATAAGCCTGACCACACTGTTTGGCTATCATTCCAAAGATCTTCGTTATTACTTCGTCACTAAGACTAAACCATATAAATAATCTCGAAATTAGGATGCTATAAAACATCCACGTCGGCACATACTGCCACATCCCAACAAGGGCTAATATTTCTATTACCCATGTCGTCATACTAATCATCATCTTCTTTGATGAATGGGATGTCTTCAATAGATCATCTACTTGATCTAACGTTTTCTCACTTCTCATCACAAGAGCCTCCACCTGAAGTTTTAAATCAGATATATCTCCTGTCACATCGATCTCCTTAAGCTTTGTGCTAAATTCTTTCAAATTAGCCATCACTTCTTGCGCATCTTCTACTACTTTGGGTAAAGTATCACTAACACTATCAATTGCATCTTCTGTCTTCTTTCCAAAGATAAGTCTCTTCATATGTGCTTCTACTTCACGTTCTTTTTCCTCATCTACAAAGCTCTTCCTTCTACTAAAACAGACTCGGGCTTTATCAAACTCGAACAAATGCGGTAATCCTGCCTGATAACACAAATAGTTAAAGATGAGTTTATTTCTATACCTCATCTTCAAACTATATCCATGC